ACCACCTTAATTGATTTTGTAGTCCTTTATTCCTATCTGAAAATCTTATATTCCCGTCAATTAAATAATATTGAGCATACAAAGTGTCGTCTAATTCTTTATAAAACATAAAATTTGTAGTATCTGCTGATATATTTACTTGTCCTGCAAAATCATTGTTATTGTAAGAAAAAGTATGAATTGTATCTTGATGCCCCGGCCCCTTGTAAATCATTACATAATTATCTCCAGTATTTTTAGCTACTGGCTCTAGCGTTAATGCACTTAAAGTAATAGTCATTTGACTATTGCCTGCTTCTATAGAAAATTTTCCTGTGCTTGCGCTAGCATGCGATGTAAAAGTCTTTGTATGAGTTCCATTTGACCTATTTAAATTTTGGTCTGAAGCTGCAAACTCACCAGAACCGCCCTTTATTCTAAAAAAAGGAGTTCCTCCAGATTCACTATAATTTGCAACTGTGTAAGTAAATTTATACTCTTTTGAATTAAAACCTTTTTCTTGTCTATTTGCAGCAGTTTGATATATAGTCCCATCTCCTTGCGAACTAAAAGCAAAGTTTGTAGAATTTCTTGTCCAACCATACTGACCAACATTACTAATAGTCCAAAAACTACCACTACTCATTAAAGTAGTGCCATTTTTAAGAATATTATGATGACCTGCCATTGTATAATCATGACCAAAAGCAAATGTGCCATAACCATATGAGTTGGTAAGACCATCAGACGAAAAATAATTAGATTCATTAGTAGGCGCTCCCATAAGTCTTAACTGACCTACTTTATCAACCATTATGTCTCTAAGCTCTACAAATTCATGGTCTTTTATATCTCTTGGGTCTGCGTTATTATTTATTCCACCATGAAACTGGTCAATTTTATAGACCTGTTTAGCCATCTGCGCCTCGTGCTAGAAAAGGTGCTAGCGCGTCTTGATATTTTTGTTGTAATTCTTGATATTGAGCGCGATGCAATGCAACTACTTCTGAATCTTCATCGTCATTAAAAAAAGATATTTGTCGTTGCTTTAATCTTGCAGATGCACCTAGAACTACTACATGTTCTAGCTCGTTTGGAAAAATAGAAATTGTACTATCTGTTTGTACAACTGTAGGATTTGATACTATATGCGCCCTAGCATGGTTAGAAGCATAAGTTGAACCTCCACTTGGAGAAGGATAAACTTCTACATCCTTATTTTTAATTAACCATACCGGACTTTCTTTCGTTGCAAAATATATACTTTCTGGATGTATTACTTTAGATTTTAAATTAAATGGAACGTATTTACATGAAATATACCTACTTGTTTGCGCATCGTCACCATTTCTGCGCTCTACTTCAAGTATTCTTATTTTTTCAATATCGTCAATTACAGGATTAGTTGCAACTTCACTTGTTGCTACTGCAAATGGCAATAAAACATCATCCGGTAACATGTTAAATATTTCTGCCGCAGTATCAGTAAGAGCATCGGTAACTGCTTGGTCAGTTGCGCTAGAACTATCGCTACCTAAACTTGGTACACTGCCAATAATATCTTCTATTCTAATTCTAAAACTAGCCATTAATCATCAGCTCCTGTTAAATTACCTATTGAACCATTTCTAGTAGTAACAAAAGATTGCATAGGATTTGGTATTAAATGAGGCATAGGTTCTTTTGCTCTAGATGTTTCAATATATTCTTGTTCTATTTTTTTTGCTAAACCCATATGCCCGCTACCAACTTGAAGATTTCCTCCAAGATTTACAAAGTGACCTAGTGTTGTATGTACAGCAGCAGGAATTAATTGGTCAGGTAAATCAATTCTACTTCTTACATTTTTTTTGCGAAGTGGCTTAGCGTAGTAATAAACTTTTAATGTAGTTCCACTACTAGGATTTTTAGTTAAATGTATTTTTTTATTATCAAGTTCAAATATTCCGCCGTTTTGATATGCGTAACCTCCAGAAGTATTTATTGAAGGAGATAGTGTAAAAGTATCACTACCCATAACATACACGACTCCCCTTCTCCCGTTTACAATATCATCATCTGTATTTACTTCAGTAGCTCCATTTACTTCACTTACTATTACATAGTCATTAGTTGTAAGTCCGTGACCTACACTTGTTATTTGCGCATTAGACGCTTGACTAACATTTGTAATTACACCTGTTTTAGAATTGTCAGTTTTTAAAAAATAACCTATATGAGAAACATCATCATCTTCTGAATTAGAAATAACTGCTGATTCATCTACAAAAGGAACATCTTTTTGGTCTAATTCAACCTTATAAACTTGTCCAGAATAATCTTCGTTTGTAAAAATATATTCTTTTCCACTAACTGCAAACTCTTCTATGTTCTTTTTTTGTACAGAACGCATAGCGATTTGCTCTATTGCTTTATCAAAATAAATACTTTTTAAAGATTCTGTAATTGGTATTTCAATACCGCTTGCTATTATCCCTACATCTATTAATTCATATGCTTCTTGATAACGCATTATTTCTTTTTCCTTTTTTTATACTTCTTGCGAACTCTTGACTTTTTAGATATTGTTCTAACAAGCCTGCTAGAACCATCTGTAAAGTTTGTTGCTCCTGTTCCGTATGTTGTATTGTGCATAACAATACTTGGGGGCAGTTACCCACCCCCAAGCGATTAGTTACTGATTAAACAAGCTTAAGTATAGCGTGTGTTTGTTCATTTCTCATCTCAACACCGACTTCCATTAGCCATTCGTCAGTTTGACCATCACGGCCATCCTTAACGATGTCAGAACGAAGTTGCATGTCGCGACCTGCCAATGGACGAACTGAGAAGTTCGCAGGGTCAATCGCTACAGCATAATCTTCGTATGCACCTTTAAGATATGGATGAGCAACGAAATCAAGTTGTCCAACAGGCGCAACATAAGAGCGAACTCTTAAGCCTGACGCAGTTGTTTCTCCTGTATCGTAGAATCCAGTTTCAGAAGCTCTGGTTGCAGCAGCAAGCTGAACCATCCACTTGTTAGATGCGAAGACAGTCTTTTTCATACCTCCAGAAATCATATCTGAAAATACATGTTCAACTACTCCATCAAGATTATTTAATCCTGCACTATAGTCCCATTGACAATTAGAGTCATCGTATCCGTTTAAGGAAACAATAGAACCATTAGAACTTCCAAGGCCTAAACCTTGAAATTTTCTTTTTGGATTTTCTGCGCTAGAATCAAGTGAAATTGCGCCATTTGTTAAAATAGCCCACTCAATATCACCTTTGATTTTAGCTAGCTTTCTAGCTTGCAATCTTGAGAGTTCAGAACCACCATAGTTCTTAGATGCCTTTGCAGTATTTGTGATTGTGTATGGCTCACGAAAAATTTGCGTACAGTTTTTCAACCTACGAACTTTTTTACGAGTTTCTACACCAACCGCTGAACCTTCAGCAATTCCATCAATACCATTTTCACGCATAAAATAGTCAGCATCAGCAAAGTTAGCTTCACCAAAACCATTACTTCCACTATTTGTTTGATAACCATAGTAAGAAGTTGCTACAGCATTATCATAGAAAAGACCGGCATTTGCAACATATTCTAATGTTAAAACACCAGAAGCATCAGCAGTAATTAAATCACTACCATCTGCACAAGCTTCAACATTATAAGCATCTAAGCTAGCATGAGCATGCGCACCAAGAAACTGAACCATTCTATCGGTTGCGCTAGCATGATTTACATCTTTACCAACAGCTATACAAATAAAATGCGTTACTGCTGTTTGAAGAGCTGCAGAACCGCCTGCAACACTAGCAGAATAAATTCCACCTACTTCAAACATTTCCATTTGTGCTTGTCTCTCACAAATTAAAATTGTGTGATGACCATTAATTCCGCCTGATGCGGTATCAGCGACGTCCGATGTTGTAATATTGAACTTTTCGCTCTTTTTAATCATGTACTCGTCTTCCATCCACTCAAAGATAGGGACTGGAGTCAATACTGACTGCATTCCGAACAGAGAGAAAATGGGAGTAACATTAGGGTTGTAGTAATGGATTTTATCGCCCAATTCAAGAACTTGTCTTTGTTCGCCACTTGAAAATTGAACTGCTGACCCAGTACCATAAGTAGTATTTGACATAAGTCTACTCCTTTATGCTACAATATTACAACCCATCTAAAGGTTATAATATCATGTGTTATTATTAAATTCCATAATTCCTTTCCAAAAGTCATCTAAGGCTTTTTCCTCTGGTTCAACTACAGCAGGCGCGCTTCCACTTACGGAAGCTGCACTATTTTGTTTGTTTTTCACCTTTGGAACAGTTTCTACATTTTCTTTTGGTTTAGAATTATACCCATTAGATAAAGTTTGCCAAATTTTAACCAAGTTCTCCTGCGTTACATTATTTGGGTCAGCAATAAATTGTCTATATTCAACAATCTCTGTATCACTTAACCCCATTTTCTGCAACTCTATGGTTTCAGCGTCAAATGCCTGAGACTCACTTAGCTCTGACTTTAACTTTTCAACCTCTTGCATAGCTTGAACAGCACCTTGACGAATAAGCCATTCATCGTGCTGTTTCCGCCATTGTGCGGAGCTAGAGTTATCAATGCTCTCATCGAGAATATCATAATCTTCTGGCTTAACTGGAGGCGCGTTTAAGTCCTGTTGTTTTTCTTGTACTGATTCGGTGAGTTTTTGAACTACATCAGGATTTTGAGCTAGGTAATCATCTAACTGCGCTAGCTTATCAAACTTCTCTTTTTGAGAGTTCCATTCATTTTTTTCCTTATCTGATTTTGACTGGAGTTGTTTGTAAGCTTCAGCAAGTTTCTGAACACCTTCCTCATCATTCTTAAACTTATTCTCAATTAACCATTGCTCAATCTCGGATTTAGTTTCTGGTTCTTTATCTACTTTCTCATCAGATTCAGTTTCTTGAACTTCTTCAGTATTTTCTTCCTCAACAGGTTCTTCCTGCACTTGAGGTTCTTCTACTTCGGGCAAAGAGCCTGAGTTGAATTGTTCTAATTCAGCTAACAGGTTATCTTCATTCTTTACTTCTACCTGACTATTCTGGTCTTCATTTGTCATTACGATGCTCCTTTAAAGTTATCCACTATGCTAGCGGAGCTTTGGTTTCTGAGTTGACCGCTTGTTTTGCGACAGATAGGTCTTCGCTGACCATTCGAGTCCTATCTCTTTGTCGAGCTTGTTCTAGCTTAGCGTTAGATTTAATGTTGCTAACCGCTTCTGAAACAGGTTTGGTAGCTTCACTAATTTCTGCACGCATATTAGCATGGAACACTTCGCGTTCGCGAGTCTGCAAGTCACCCTGCATTCTCTTAAGTTGTTCTTGCGCTTGTTGTAACTGCGCTTGCAAATTTTGTATCTCTCCCATTCTTTGCATAAGGCTTGCTTTATCTATGTCGCCTTTCATATTCATAATAACTTGCGTTTTATCATAAATACCTGCATTAAGCAAGGTTAAGTCTTTTTGCAATTCTGCCATTGGAGACTTAGACCTTGTTGACCCAACTACTACTCTTACATCAAATTGAGCAGTAGTCATATCGTATAATCTTTTTACAGCTCCTGTTTTATCATCTATAACAGGAATATTTAACTGTACTTCACTCTCTGTACCTTCCGGACTTACTATTCTTAATGTTCTTTGTTGGTCGTAAACATTTGGCATCCACTCTGTAATTACTTTTGCAGAGCGAGTAAGCATGTCATATATTGGCAATATCTTCCAATTTTGTTTTCTAGAACTAGATTCATCCATTATTTGCGCTTCTCCAACAGTACCCGGTGCGCCTTGAGAGTTACCTTGAAGAAACTTGTATGCACCAAAGACTGTTTCTATGTCAACTTCATATCTAGCTTTCTCGCTATACAAAGCAGAAGAAACCGCAGGTGGGCTAAATTCTTTTATTTTACCAGAGGCAAGCGCACCGGGATTAGCACGGATGATAGCATTGGGAATATGCCATTTTTGAATTTCACTAGCGTCAATCGCGCCGTCTTCATATAAAAGTTTAAAGTTTGTAGTAGCATTGGTATGTGAAATAAGTAATGCTTCTGTTCTGTTTAACATCCTCTGAGGAGTTTTTGCATGTCTAACATCTCCACTAGGAAAGGGGTTGCCTGCATGCTCATTACAAGCTACTGCAATCGGATATTCTGAAATAGGAAGTATTTCGTCATATAAAACTTTATCCCCTACAACAAATACTTCTCTTACTCTCGTAACATAAGCTATCTGCTCTGTAATAATCCCTTGCTTTAAAAAATCTTCATACTGCTTATCTTTAATAAGCTCTTTATACTCATCTTTGTTATATAGCTGACTTTTCCCTGTATTCGTATCTAGAATTAAAGCATGAGGAATATTTACTTTAGTAAAATAACAATACTTTCTAACACGGCCTTGATGGTCTAAAGCCTGAGTACCTGCGGTATCTATATTATCTCTAGAGTATTTACCAGAAGTCTTTTCGTTTCTATCATCATCATCTTTTGCTTCTTCTATCTCTTTTTCATACTGAGGAAATAATATTTTTAAATGTTCTTTTGTGTGTATATCAGAATATATTATTGCGCTAGCATCCCCAAAGTCAGGCAAAGAAGAATTAGGGTCAACAAATATTGACTCTGGTGGCATACGCTTAGCTTTTATACTTCCCAACCCTCCATCTGCTTTATAGTCTGGATAGATATACATACAAGCAATACCTTTAACAATAAAGTCTTTACATGCCTGCCTAAAATGAACATCCCCATCAGAATCGTACCATATTTTATCAAGTAATTGGTCGAATACATATGCTACATCATTGTCTGTTTTTCCAACAGAGTGGACATCCCATTCCGGAGCAGATGCTGCTATATTCGCCAATACTTGCTCAACGGCAGGGCGTATTTTATTATTAGCTTCCGGGGGTTGACCCACGCTGAGCAAGTAGTTTTTCTGTGATTTAGTTAATTGACTTCCAAGGTAAAACTCATGGTCTTCAGCCATTTGATAACGATACTCACTAGAACTACTCTCAAAATGCAAATAGTCTGAGCGAACTTCTTCCGCTGTAATTTTTTTAGTTTCTAACTTCGCTAGATTTAACATATGTTTGGGATTATGTTACAAAAATGTTACACTAATTTCAAAATTTTTTGTTTAATAAAATTAAAGTGCTTATTGGCGCCAATATCAAATCGCTAGTATTATTATCTCCACCTTTTATCATGCTAGCTAACTCATTTAAATACATATACTTAACCGCCTTACGCAATTTGTCAACTTTAAACAACATTGAAAATTTAATATCTCCGTCAATCGTAAAATTATGAACCCACCATTTTGCTTCTGTAATAGATATACCAGAAGGTTTTCCTCTGGAACGAATTTCTATTGCCATATTGCCTGTGTCTGCCCAAATATCTCGTTCTGTTTTTACTTCTATTGAGCCATCTCCTTCAAAAAGGTCTTTTATTTTTTGTTCATAGACTTGACCAAAGTCTAAATCAATATCAAAGTTTCCCATTATGCTTCGTAAAAATCAGAAACGCTAAAGTTTTGACCGGTTTCCCAATCTACTTCTACAATAGGAGGTGGAGACATCCATTCGCCATGTTCGTTTTGCTCTACATCTGGCGCCCATATATCGTCAATCGCCCACCTTAAAGCATCTAATGT